GGAAGCAGATTATGAGGAAAAAGAAGAAATGTCTGAAGAAACTGAATTAGCAGAAGGTGATGACGAAGCAGCAGTTGATGATTGGGCAGGTATGGAGAAACGTATTAAGAACCTAGAAGACGCTGTAGCTGACCTTAAAAAAGAAATTGGTGAAACAGGTGATGTAGAAGAAATGTCAGAAGAAACTACTGAGCCTTCAAAAAACCCAAAAACAATAACTACTAAAGAAGTGGTTGAATTTTCAGCAGAAGAAGAATTGGAAAATTTAAAAGCTGAAAACGAAAAGTTAAAAACAGAATTATCAGAAACACCTGCTGATTCTCCAATTAACACAAACAAATTTAGTGCAGATAAACGTGTACTAAGCAGAAAAGAATACAATAAACTTTCTAAGCAAGAAAGATTTATATATAATTTAAATAAATAAAAATAACAAATAAAAATTAAAAATTATGGCATTTACTACAACAAGTAATTTCGCAGGTAAAGCAGCAGGATTTTATATTTCTGCGGCGTTAAAAGAGGCGAGAAGTTTAGACTACTTAACTATGATTGAAAACATCAAGTTCAAGTCTAACATACAAAGAATGGCAGGTTCAGGATTAGTTGCAGACGCTACTTGCGACTTTACTGATGCAGGTACTTTAGCTCTAACAGAAAAAGTTTTAGAGCCTAAAAACTTACAAATTAACATTGACCTTTGCAAGTCTACATTATTAGATTCTTGGGAAGCGTTACAAATGAGAGCAGGAGCAGGAGCACCACCACCTGCATCTTTTGATGACTATGTAATTTCTTATATGGGTGAAATTATAGCACAAGCAACTGAAGAGTCAGTATGGGCAGGAACTGCTGTTGCAGGTAAATTTAACGGATTCTTAGGGGCAGCTACAGGTTTATTATTGCCGGGAGTTGATGCTACAGTTATCCAATCATCTGCTTCAGGTGCTTATGTAGCAGGTAACATTATAGCAAACTTACAAACATTAACTGCTGATATGGCAGCTAATACTCCTGCTATTTTAGGAAAAGAAGATTTACACATTTACATGAATAACAAAACTTATGCTTTATACATTTCAGCAGTATCTACATTAGGTTATGTTAATGCTTACAATATGAACGGTGATTATGAGCCTGTATTTGAAGGGTACAAAATTGCAGTATGTCCGGGAATGGCTGACAATGAATTAGTAGCAGCAGAAAAATCTAACATGTTCTTCGGAACTGACCTACTTTCAGACGCTACTAGAATAACGTTAATGGATATGGCTAACCTCGATGGTTCAGATAATATGCGTTTAGTTGCACGTTACTCGGCAGGTGTTCAAACAGGAGTTGGTGCTGATATCGTAAGACAGTCATAAATAAAATAAATAAAACGGAGAAGGAGGGTGTCAAAGCCCTCCAACTCTATAACTAATAAAAATCAATAACATATGGCTTGTACTAATTTAACAAAAGGTAGAGGACTTGACTGTAATAGAGTATCAGGCGGCTTGAAATACATTTATTTCTCAGTATATGATGAAATAGCTAGTTACGCTTATGATGCAGTTGACAAGTCAACTATCGACACTATTGATTTTGGTGGTAACACTATCTACAGGTATTCTTTACCTAGAGGTTCATCATCAATTACCGATACAATAACAGGATCAGTTGAAAATGGAACGATTTTCTACACTCCTACTGTAAATCTAGTTCTTAACAGATTAACGCAAGTTGACCAAGAAGAAATTAAGTTATTAGGGCAAACGCAAGTAAGAATATTTGCACAGCTTCAATCACAATTATCTAATGGTCACGATGTAATACTTGCTTTAGGAATGGCAAATGGAATGAGTTTAAATGCAGGAACTGCTGATAGCGGTTTAGCCTTCGGAGACAGGAATGGTTACACGTTGACCTTCGATGGTCTCGAGGCAGTACCAATGGCGTTTTTAGAAGATTATACTACAGACCCATTTGATAATGCAGGATTTACAAACAAAGCGGGAACATTCCCAACAGTTGCATAAAATACTTGAAATCTAATTTGTAGTTTTCATATATTCTTGATTAGGGGGCTTTTTAGCCCTCTTTTCTTTTATAATCCAAATAAATTCGGACTTTTTCTATTATATAATAATGATACAAGCAATTACAAAAACAGGCTTCGTAGCTTATCTGTCTACAATGGATAATACACAGTATTCAGGAGATAGGACATTAATACGTTATTTGGTTAAATTTACGAATGATATGGATGGTAGTGTTCAATATTCTTATCCGATTGTAATGCAGGGTGATGCTTCTAGGATTTTGGACAGATATACAGCTATGACTTTTTATAATAACGCAAATCCTGATATGTTTGCAGCTCAAATATATTTTCCT